ATGGCAAAAAGAAAAACGCCTAAGGTGAAAGACCTTAGACCAGACTCTATTACTAAAGAAGAGTTAGAAAAACTACAAGGTATAGTTAGAACTATAAACCAAGGACAACAACAACTTGGTATTATTGAAACTCAAAAACACAACATACTACACGACGTTATGCAAGTACAAGCATTGCTTCAGCAAGTTCAAAAAGAACTAGAAGAAGCTTACGGTACCTATGATGTTAATATTATGGACGGTACAATTAAATATAATGAAGATGGACACGACGAAGCTAATACGAAAAATAACAATAGGTAAAGACTACAAGATTGATGCTATGCATTATTCTGTAGGGCAAGAAGTATATGGAGGTCATACTATTTGTGATATTGTTGAAGAAGAAGAAAAGTATTCTGTTTACATTAAAAAGAATAAAGATGTTCTTCCTTGGAAAGACTTTAACAAAAATATGGCAATATCAGTAGAGTACAACCTAGAGTATTAATGACTGGGTTTGAAAGTATGTTAAAAGACTTCAATATAACGAAAGAAGATCTTGAGACAATAACTAAAACAGGTCAAGTACTAGAGTTTTATAATAGGTTTTACGAAAAGCGTAAATCAAATATACACGGCTATGGAGTCTTTGCTAAAAGAAATATATCAAAAGGACAGGTTATAGGCCTAGGCACTATTGATACTTACTACAAGACTACGCTAGGTAGATATACAAATCACTCTGATACTAATAACGCTAAGTTTTATTTTCTGCACAATAATGATATGATTATGATTGCAGAAGAAGACATTATTATAGGAAACGAAATACTAATAAACTATAGACACCACGTAAATGAAAGGGACTTATGGATTCCTAGTTAGACCAAAAGGCGGTAGATACAACAACACTGTTAAGGTTGGTGATAAAAGCTTAATATTAAATTCAGAGACACAGCACCATCAATTTACAAACAGAGAGGCGGTAGTTTTACAAACACCTATTGTTAATCAAACTGGAATAAAAACAGGTGATACTGTAATTGTACATCATAACGTATTTAGGAGATGGACAGATGTATACGGTAAAGAAAGAAACAGTAAGAATTATTTTGAAGAAGATAAATATATAATATATCCAGATCAAATATTTCTTTACAAAAATAAAGAGTGGAGCTCTATGCTTGGCTTCTGCTTTGTTCAGCCTATAAAAAATTTAAACGGGCTTGACGCAGAATCAGAAGAACCGTTAATGGGTATTGTAAAATATTCAGACGGAAGCGTGAAGCAAAATGATTTAGTGGGATTTACACCAAACTCAGAGTACGAGTTTGTTTTTGAAAACCAAAGATTATATAGAGTGTACTCTAAATTTATTACAATTAAATATGAATATCAAGGAAACGAAGAAGTGTATAATCCAAGCTGGGCATAAAGCAGTTGAGGAGTTGATAAAAGTGGCAAAAGAAGCCATTGTTGATAGTGACGATGATATTTCTGCTGATAGACTAAAAAATGCTGCGGCTACTAAAAAGTTAGCAATATTTGATGCATTTGAAATCCTTAACCGCATACAAGAAGAAGAAAATATTTTGGAAGGAAAGACATCTGAAGAGAAAGAAGAGAGAGTATTTAAAGGCTTCGCGGAAGGTAGATCGAGATAATGTACGAGCAAAGTTTATATAAAATAGTTGAACCAGTTAAGAAGACTACAATAAGTCGGCTTAACAAAAAACGTAAATGGGAATATGGATACAATAAAGAACATGATATTGTGGTTATCAGCAAAACTGGGAGAATTGGACAGATACTGGAGATTCAAGGTTTGCGAATTGGGCTGCCGAGTAAACCGCAAGACGTGCACATGCACAACAATAAATGGGAAAAAATAGATTATCCAAAAGAGTTAGGTAAACTTAAAAACATATTTGACTGGAGAAGTTATCCTGAAGAAGCTAAAGATCAATGGTATGATCTTATAGACGAAGAGTTTAAGCGTAGAGAAGAAGGCTTTTGGTTTATCAACAATGGTGAACCTACTTATATAACAGGTAGCCATTATATGTATCTTCAATGGAGTAAAATAGATGTTGGTGCTCCTGATTTTAGAGAAGCTAATAGACTGTTCTTTATATTTTGGGAGGCGTGTAAAGCTGATAAAAGATGCTACGGTATGTGTTATTTAAAAAACAGACGTAGCGGTTTTTCGTTTATGAGCTCAGCTGAAACTGTTAACTTGGCTACAATATCGAGTGACTCTAGATATGGAATACTATCAAAAAGTGGTGCTGATGCTAAGAAAATGTTTACAGATAAGGTCGTTCCTATCTCAATTAACTATCCGTTCTTTTTTAAACCGATACAAGACGGTATGGACAGACCTAAAAGTGAACTTGCTTATAGGGTTCCTGCAAGTAAGTTTACGCGTAGAAAAATTACGGCAAACGAAAAAGAGGAAGAGCTGGTTGGACTTGACACTACTATTGATTGGAAAAACACAGGTGATAACAGCTATGACGGTGAAAAGCTTAACTTGTTAGTACACGATGAAAGTGGTAAATGGGAAAGGCCTGATAATATACTAAATAACTGGCGAGTAACAAAAACTTGTTTAAGATTAGGTAGTAGAATTATAGGTAAGTGTATGATGGGATCAACATCAAACGCTTTGGATAAAGGTGGTGATAATTTTAAAAAGCTATATAACGATAGCGACGTAACACAAAGAAATAGAAATGGTCAAACACGCTCTGGTTTATATTCTCTGTTTATCCCAATGGAATGGAACTATGAAGGATTTATTGATGAGTATGGACGACCAGTTTTCGATACCCCAACACGAGAGTGTTATGGACCTGACGGTGAATTAATAGACATAGGCGTTGTTGATCACTGGGAAAACGAGGCTGATGGATTAAGAGATGATCAAGATGCATTAAACGAATTTTATCGACAGTTTCCAAGAACTGAAGAACACGCGTTTAGAGATGAAACAAAAAATAGTATATTTAATTTAGTTAAAATATACGAACAAATAGATTATAACGAAGGCGCTAGAAGTGCTGCTACTGTTAATACTGGAAATTTTCAATGGGTTAACGGTATAAAAGATACACAAGTTATTTTTTATCCAGATCCAAAGGGAAGGTTTAAAATTAGCTGGACACCTCAACCGCACCTTCAAAATAAAGTAATAGTAAAAAATGGCATTAAGTTTCCAGGTAACGAGCACATGGGCGCTTTTGGCTGCGATAGTTATGATATTAGTGGTACTGTTGACGGTCGAGGATCCAACGGATCTCTTCATGGATTAACTAAGTTTAGCATGGAAGATGCTCCTGCTAACCATTTTTTTCTAGAATATATAGCAAGACCACAAACCGCAGAGATGTTTTTTGAAGATGTACTTATGTCTTTAGTGTTTTACGGCATGCCATTACTAGCAGAAAACAACAAGCCTAGACTTCTGTACTATTTAAGAAGAAGAGGATACAGGGGATACTCTATGAATAGACCTGATAGAACCTGGAACAAACTATCAACCGCAGAAAAAGAAATAGGTGGTATACCTAACTCAAGCGAGGATATAAAACAAGCACACGCTGCTGCGATTGAGATGTATATTCAAAACCACGTTGGCCACATGGGTGATGGAATATATGGAAACATATATTTTAATGAAACGCTAAATGATTGGGCTAAGTTTGATATAAACAAAAGAACCAAGCACGATGCTAGTATTAGCTCTGGTCTTGCTGTTATGGCTTGCAACAGACACTTATACGCGCCTCGAGCTAAAGTTGAGAAACAAAAATTAAATATAAATATCGCTAAGTATAATAATCAAGGCGGTATTTCAAGATTAATTAAAGATTAATATGGCATACTCAGGTGTAAGAAACTTTCCAAGCCAAGTCGTTAGTGATTTGGAAAAAATGACCCTAGAATACGGTTTAAAAGTTGGTAAAGCTATAGAGCAAGAGTGGTTTGGAAAACAAAACGCAACGTCTAAGTATAATACTAATAGAAACGAGTTTCATAGATTAAGGCTTTATGCTAGAGGCGAGCAACCAATACAAAAATATAAAGATGAGTTGTCAATAAATGGTGACTTAAGCTACTTAAACCTTGACTGGAAGCCTGTACCGATAATATCGAAGTTTGTAGATATTATAGTAAATGGCATGGCTAATAGAAGCTATAATGTAAAATCATACTCTCAAGATCCTTATGGTATGAATAAAAGATCTGCCTATATGGACAGTATACTTGAGGATATGAGAACTAAAGATCTAGCTAAGTTTACTCAAGATAATTTTAAAGTAAACATATTTAACAATGACGAAAATAAGCTGCCTGAAACAGAAGAAGAATTAGATCTTCACATGCAGTTAACATATAAGCAGTCTGTTGAAATAGCTAACGAACAAGCTATAAATGTTTTGCTTGAGGGTAATAAGTATGAAAACACAAAGAAAAGATTATATTACGATTTAGCGGTATTAGGTATAGCTGCCGTAAAAACAAACTTTAATACATCAGAAGGTGTTACGGTAAACTATGTAGATCCAGCCAACTTAATATACTCCTACTCTGAAGATCCTTATTTTAGTGACTTATATTATGTAGGTGAAGTTAAAACCATACCTATAAACGAATTAGTAAAAGAGTTTCCTAATCTTACGCAAGAAGAACTAAAAGATATTGTTAAAAATTATTCACCAATGAATAGATATAACGATAACTACTTAGGTAATGAAAAGTCTGATAATAATAAAGTTCAAATTTTGTACTTTAATTATAAGACTTATATGAACGAAGTTTATAAAGTAAAAACAGTTGGAAGCGGTGGGCAAAGAGCTATCAAGAAAACAGATATGTTTAACCCGCCTGATGAAAAACAAAAAAACTTCACTAGACTAGAAAGAAAAATAGAGTGTTTATACGAAGGGGCTAAAATATTAGGCACAGAAAAAATGCTTAGATGGGGTATGGCTAAAAATATGATTAGACCCAAAAGCGACTATAACAAAGTTAAAATGAACTATGCTATAGTAGCCCCTAGAATGTATAAAAATAAAATAGATAGTGTTGTAAGAAGAATTACTACGTTCGCTGATATGATACAGCTAACACATCTAAAGCTTCAACAAGTAATGTCTAGAACTATTCCTGATGGAATATATTTAGACGCTGACGGTTTGGCTGAAATAGATTTAGGTAACGGCACAAACTATAATCCACAAGAAGCTTTAAACATGTTCTTCCAAACAGGTTCTGTTATTGGTAGATCAATGAACGAGCTTGGTGAACCTAATCAAGGTAGAATACCTATACAAGAAATACAATCAGGTTCTGGTGGGCAGAAGATGCAAAGCCTTATACAAACGTATAACTATTATCTACAGATGATACGTGATGTGACGGGTCTTAATGAGGCTAGAGATGCTTCAACGCCAGATAGAAACTCTCTTGTTGGTATACAAAAGCTAGCGGCCGCAAACAGTAACACCGCTACTAGACATATATTACAAGCTGGCCTTCATTTAACTCAAGAGGTTTGTGAGTCTTTGTCACTTAGAATATCTGATATACTAGAATATTCTCCAACTAAAGACGCGTTTGTTCAATCAATAGGCGCTCA